AGTTTAATTCGTGATAATTATGCTAAGCAGTGCGATGTCGAACAAGATTTAAAAACATTGTTTTCGACTATGGTTATGAAGTATAAAAAAACGAATCGTAGCTTTAATGCATATCTAACATATGTATTTCGTTATGAACTGTTTAGATTTATTCAAGCCCATCTTAAAGATCGTATCAATAATTCATATGATCGATCCGATATGAACGATATTGGCGTGAGTAATATGTCTTCGTTAACAATGTACAAAGCTGATCTTCTTGATCAAATTGTTGTCGACGATGACGGGAACTTTAGCGAATTATGGATCAACGGTGAAGTATGTAATGATTTGTTTTCACATCTTACCCCAACAGAACGTTTAATATTAGCTATGGTATATGCAGAAAATGCTAAGCCAGTCGAAATAGCTAATAAGATCGGAGTCGATATTCAGACGTATCGCAAGATTCGTCGTGGTGCTTTAAATAAGCTCGAAAAGCTTACGGGTAAAGATATTAATCGACGCAAAAAAAGAAACGAGTAGCGAAAGCTACTCGCTTTTTTTATGTCTATATGTTATAATAATAAAGAAAGGTGGTTACTTATGATAAGTAAAGATAAGTACAGATCTCGCTTAAAAGTTAATGATTTAGTCGCCCAAATTTTGGAATTAAAACAAATTCCATTGGACGACGCATATAATATTTTATACGATCAAGATAAAATCATTAACATCGATGAAACTAACGAGATTATTAATATTAACGAAGCTGCGTCCTTATTCGTTGATTGTTTAAAACAAGGACGCGATATTTTTGTTTATGCCGACTACGATGTTGATGGCATGACAAGCGGCACTATAATGAAACGCTTTTTAGCACAATTTAAAAATTATAGTGAAGTATACTTTCCAGAACGTAGTGATGGTTATGGCTTAAGTATTGACTTTATTGAAAAGATTAACGAACGATATAAATGTCAATTAAAGCCATTAGTTATTACGGTTGATAATGGTATTACTAAAGTCGAAGAAACTGAACTTTGTAAAAAGTATAATATACCAATTATTATTACTGATCATCACTTACCGCAAGAAGTGTTACCCGATACAATAATTGTCGATCAACATATTACCGAAAGTGATCATTGGGCAAAAGCTTTATGTGGTGCTGAAGTAGCTTTATATTTCTGCCGAGCTATCGAACGAGCATTAGGCTATAATTATTATCACACAAATAAATTGATTTATTTGGCAGCTATCGGAGCAATTGCCGACGTAATGCCTATGGCGAGTATCATAAATCAAGCAATCGTGCAAAAAGGTTTTAAACAAATTAATGAAGGCAATGTACCGAATACACTGAGACAATTCGTTAAGAATATGGGTTCGCCTCGAATGAATAGTGAATTCGTATCTTGGGATTTAGCTCCTCGTCTTAATAGCTGTGCTCGATTATTCGATATTAAATCTTCGATCGAATTATTAGATATTAGTGAAGATGCAGAAGATATATGTAATAATGTCGAAGCATATAATAATCAACGTAAAGAGCTAACTAAAGAATATACCGATATTATTAAGAAAGCTTATAACGAAAGTTATGATGAAGATTGTAATATTGCACTAGTTGCTTTAGACTATGCTCCATTAGGCATACTTGGTATACTAGCTGGTAAGTTAGAAGACTATAGCGGATTGCCTTCGTTTGTTGGTATCGACGATCAAGAGCAATTAATTCATGGTTCCGCACGAAGTAATTCATATCCACTAAATGTATTATTAGCTAACGATGAAAATGTATATTCATTTGGTGGACATGCGGCCGCTTGTGGCTTTGCTATTTATAATGACAAAGTCGAAGAATTTAAACAATCGTTAACTGATAAAATTAATGAATTAAATAAATATGCTGTTGTCGAATCAGTTCGTAGCAAACCAGAAGAACTTATTTATTTTACGTTATCTGATTTAACGAAAGAAGCTTATAATTCATTTTATTTATTAGCATATGATAACGTATCGTTTGAAAAGCCTAAAATCTGTATTAAAGATTTAACGATTACGTCGATAAGCATAAGTAAGAATAACGATAAGAATATTAAGTATACGTTATTTGACGGTAAAAAACAAATCGATTTCTGGCACTGGGGCGCTGGAGATCTTGGCTTTAGACAAGGAGACAGGGTTCGTATTATTGGTGATATAACTAAGAATTTCATGAAGCCTAAGTTATATACGTTACGAATTGATAAGATTGTCAAGGAGGAATAATCATGTTTACACATTTACATGTGCATACAGCATATAGCTTTTTAGATGGCTATTGTCATATACCTAAGTTAGTATCGAGAGCAAAAGAACTAGGTATGACAAGCTTAGCAATTACTGACCATAATCATATGGGCGGTATTTATGAGTTTCAAAAAGAATGTCAAAAGCAAGGCATTAAGCCTATACTAGGATTCGAAGGTTATCAAACTTGGAATACCGAAGAATTAGCTAAAGATGTTGATAGTCGTTGGGCCGATGCGGCTACCGATGCTTTCCGAGAAGGTGTCGTTACCGAAGAAGAAGCGCAAGCTGTTATTACTAAGAAAAAAGGTTTTAAAGGTATTAAAGAAGTTAAAGAACGCATTAAACCCTTTATGTATGATACTCGCCAATATCATTTAATTTTATTAGCAATGAACCAAACTGGTCTTAACAATTTAATTAAGCTTCAAAGTGAAGCGGCTAAAGTTTGTACTTATAATGGACGTTTCTTATTCGATATGGGAATGCTTCGTAAATATAGCGAAGGTGTTATTTGTACGACGGCATGTGTTGCTAATATCGTAGCTAAAACTTTTAATAAGGGCGATCGACAATTGGCCGAAACTTTATTAAAAGAATATAAAGATATTTTTAAAGATCGATTTTATTTAGAAGTACAACCTAATAATTTTAACGATCAAGTTAACGTTAATAATTTTTATATGGAAATGCATGACAAATATGATATTCCTTTAATAGCTACTAGCGATGTACATTATGTGCTGAAAACAGATAATAAAGATCATGACGTATTAGTATCTATCGGTACTGGTACTGATATATATAATCCTAATCGAATGAAATATGATCATAACTATTGGCTCAAAAGCGAAGAAGAAATGCAAATTGGCTTTAAAGATATTCTTAATAAAACAGAAACAGATCGTGAAACTGCTTTAAAAAAATATGCTTTATATCTTGAAGCTATGAATAATACACAAGTTATTGCTAATATGGTCGAAGACGTAACATTAGGTAGCTCAATTCCATTAATGCCAAAGCTTCCTAATTCTAATAATACTAAAAAAGAATTGCGTGAACTTGCTTATAAAGGTTTATATGAATTAGCTAAACGATATAAATATATCGCTGATGACATTGTTAATTATGAAAAACGATTGGCTTATGAATTAAATATTATTAACTATAAAAACTTTGCCGATTACATGCTGATCGTTCGTGAATTTATTAATTGGGCAGATACTAATAATATCATGACAGGTATGGGTCGTGGATCAGCCGCTGGTAGTCTTGTTTTATGGTGTATTGGTATAACAAAAAATGTTGATCCTATCAAGTATGATTTATTATTCGGTCGTTTCTTAACCATTGACAGAACAGGGTTACCTGATATAGATTCAGATGTGTCGTACTTTGGTCGTGATAAAGTTATTGAACATATTAAAGATTTATACGGCTTTGAGAATGTAGCACATATTGGTACTTATACACAACAAGGTGTTAAATCTGGGTTGAAAGATGTTGGACGTGCATTAAAAATTCCGTTTGAAAAAATGAATTTATTAAGTAAACAAATTGATGATTTTGAAGATGTCGTACCACCACAACCTAAGTTTAAAGATTACGATGCTTTAAAAGATGGTAACGAAAGTGAAAAATCTTTATATAAAAAATGGCAAAAATTAGAATCTGAAAATAAAGAATTATTCAGATTAGCTCGTAATTTTGAAGGTCTTAAACGTAACTTTGGTGTTCATGCTTCTGGTGTACTAGCTATGCCTTGTCGTGTCGACGATTATTTCCCGACACGTACTGATGAAAATGGTGTTATGATTACATTGTTTACCGGTGTTGAATGTGAAGAATTAGGTACGGCAAAACTTGATATTCTCGGATTAAAAACATTATCGATTATTGAAAAGACACTCGATCATCTTCATAAAGATGTCGATTGGTTATATGATAATTTTGATATCGAAGATAAAAAATTATATCAAATGTTAGCTTGTGCTAAATCCGATTGTATATTCCAATTAGAATCTGATATGTTTAAAGACATGATGATAAATATGCGACCAACTGCTTTTAATGATATTGCAGCAGCGACAGCACTCGGTTAAATATATCGGCCGAGTATAAACTGGGTTATATGCTGGAACCCCCTTAGAGCCTTAATTACCACAGTGTAATAATATTAAGGATTGGGCAATCAGCAGGCACGATAAGTTCCGCCTCAGAGACTATGGGAATATCCCACTTAATATAAAGTGATTTATATTAGGAACCCCAGTATGCTATAATAATTAGCTAAATATATAGTCCGAACTTATATGAAAATATAAGAGCTAAGAAGAAATTACTTAGCAGTAAAATTTAATGTGTGTCTTGGACCAATATCCTACTATTTGTAGTAATATATATTATGTAAAGTCATTCTAATATGAAAGGATTATGTACATGAATTACTACTTAAGAAAAATATGCTTGGAGCATAAGGATAAGTTTAAGCCATTATTGATTAAAAAAATAGACAAAAATCTTTATTATTATTTACTTGAAAAATATAAATCAATAAGAAATGCGATAGCTTGTGAAACTGATTTAGCTTATCATACTCGTAATAAAAAAATATATTCATTAGAAATTATTAAAGATAAGATACTTGAAAAATTTCCAAATCAAAAAATTTCAGATAAGCTCATAAAAGAATCAGACTTTGAAATATCTATTGATTTTATAAACAGAGAATTTAATATTACAATTCGAGAATTGTGTAAAAAATACAATATTCCTTATAATGAAAAAGTACATAAATTTGTTACAAAAGAAGAACTAAATAAAGAAATATTTAGTTTAATTAAAAGATTTGGTTATGTAAGTAAACCAATTATGGAAAAAAATTCAATTTATGGTCCGAAAATTGTAAATAGAATTTATGGAAATTTTTCTAATATGTATACAGAATTAAATATTCAAAGACATCCGTCAGGAAGATCTCCATCTGATAAAGAATTAATAAAAGATTTCCTTGATTTATATCACAAACATAAAGAAGTTACATGTGATTTAATAACAAAAGAATCAAAATATTCTTTTGCTTGTTATAATGATAGATTTTATGGTATAAATAATCTCAAAAAAAAGTTAAATATAAAAGAAAATAAAAAAGGAAGACCTACGAATTGTTCTATTGTTTTTAATAAAATTTCAAAATTTTTAAATGAAGATTATTGTTTAGAAAAAACATTTGATTGGTTGAAAAGTCCAGTTACCAACCATTATTTAATGATAGATGCTTTTTTCCCCAATTTAAATTTAGCTGTAGAATATGATGGGCCTCAGCATTTTAGAAATGAAAAAAGATACTACAAAAATAATAATGATTTTTTATATAGAATATTTTTAGATATAACAAAAAATATTCTATGTGAAGAACATGGCATTCAATTAGTAAGGATTAAGTATACCGATAAATTAACAGATGATTTTTTAAAAGAAAATTTTACTTAACAAAATGCGACCAGGCCCTCTTACCGCGGGTCTTGACAAACAATATATTTCTTGTAAAAATGGTAAGTCAGATGTAGAATATCCTATTCATGGTATTGAAAATATTCTAGATAATACTTATGGCGTAATTGCATATCAAGAACAATTAATGCAGATATCTAAACAGGTATCTGGATTTGATGATAATCAAGCTGATTCAATTACTAGAAAAATTACGGCAAAAAAACGTATAGATTTAATGCCTTTTATGGAACGTTGTCATATTTATGGTAAGAAAAACTGTAAAGGCCCTGAAGGCTGGGAACAAGATGATAATGCTCCTTGGTATGATCCTAAAGGAAAATATGGTCCAGAAATTAAGGGCGCTGTTGCTAATGGTTATACACCAGATGAAATGAAATATTATTTCGAATATATTTCTGGCTTTAGCTCGTATGCCTTTAATCGCTCTCATGCTGTAGCATATTCTCTTATCAGTATGTTAACAACATGGTTAAAATTATATTATCCGGTAGAATTCTATTCAGCATTCTTATCGATGCAAGCTACCGAAGATTTATTACGTTATATTCCGATGATTAGAAAGGAAGGTATCGATGTCAAAGTTCCGGACATCAATATATCTAATCGGGATTTTACTCCTGATGGAAATAATATCCTATTTGGTCTTGGGTCCATCAAAGGTGTTGGTGAAGCTTCTATCCCAGCTATTGTAGATAATAGACCATATACTTCATTAGAAGATGCATTAGACAAAATAGGTAAAAAAGCTTTTAATAAACGTGTTGGTGAAGCATTGATTATGTCGGGTGCTTTTAATAATTATAAAACCAATCGTAATGAGTTGTTAAATGAATTTCATGAAATACGTAAAGATAAAAAAATCGAGATATTAGATGTCGACGATTTTAACAAAGACGTAATTATGGATTATGAAATGCAATCGTTAAGTTGCCCGGTAACATGTACACCAGAATGGTTTGATTATGAAGATGGTTACGATGTATTTAAAGTACCGATTAAGATTACGAAGATCGATGAACGCAAAGACCGTAAAGGCAATCTTATGGCATTCTGTGAAGGCGATGTCGGTGGCGGTGTTACGATCGAACTTATTATTTTTAGTTCGATATATACAGCCAACCTCGGAATTATTCGAGCAGGACATACTGCTTTATTCGATGGTGAAAAACAATCGAACGCTAAATTAAAAGTTAAAAAAGTAAGCTTGTCTTAATGACAAGCTCTTTTTTTTGTTTGTAATATAATTTTGTAAATTAGATATTTTTTTGTAAAATTAATGAAAAGGACATTTAATTATGGCTGATATAAAAGGTAAAGTTCTTGTCGAGAATGGTACTGGCGGTAAGGATTTATTTAATCCGAGTACGACAGCCGATCAAGTCGTATTTAGCGACGGTGAAACTCTCGAACAGAAATTTAAAAAATGGATCCCAAAGCATGCGATTCTTTCTGATCGTTCCGGTAATTCTGACCGAAGCGATTTGAGTGAAGATACTCGTAAATTTATGGGACATCCTGTCGAAGATTTTTTATTGCGTGATGAATTGTTAACAACATTAACGAAAGCTGCCGATACAAATTGTTGGAAGCAAAGTGTTAATAGCGTTGCCGATTTATTCACGACATATCCTGATGCAGTATTAGGTGATATTGCTGCAGTTAATGGTGGCGACACAGCCGGTTCTATTTATCGTTTTAATGGTACTGACTGGGAGATTTTAGTTAGAAATGGAAAAAGTATTTTACCTAATGCTGTTGTTGATAAAATTAATCAAAGCATTGTTCTTCAGAAAATAGAATTTGGTTCTAATAAATGGGTTAAAAATGGTACCGATGATTATCAACTTATATTAGAATTACCAAATGCTGAAGTTGTTAAAGTCGTAATTTACGACGGACAAATTAAAAAAGCTTCGACAATTACTTCTGAAGCTACAGATTCTCAAGTATTGTTACGAAGCGTGTATCCTGAACGTGGATACGTTTTATATTATAATACTCAAACAAGTAATGTTATTGAACATGGTGATACTATATGATTCAAAAATTAATTCAGCAAATTGGCTTACAAAAAATAAATGCCAAAATTAATGAATTTGATGCTGAAATTAATAGACTTAAAGAAGTATCTGCTAATAGACCGACTCGAGAAAACATTGGTAGTTATATTGAAAATGCTGTACGAGATATTCGTAATGCTATTAAGAATGCAAAAGATAATTTAGCGGCTGCCATCGAATTAATAAAAAATAAAATTAAGTTATATTATACAAAAGACGAAAGCGATGCTTTATTCGACCGGATACAAGACTTAAGTAATTTTTTATTAAAAGATCAAAATATTACGTTACGTAAAAATTTAAATATCGGTAAATCTATTGAATTAAATAATACCTCTGGTCCAGTTATTACATTTCCAGACGGTTCTTTAGAAATTCGTCCTGGTGTTTTAAAAGTAACGAATAATGGTAATAACGTATTTGAAATACGTGATAATGTTGTATATAATAATGGACAAGAAGTCGTTACAGGTATTTCTAGAATTAGTCCAGGTAACTGGATTGAACTACCTAATAGTCGTAATTTAGGCGTCGGGCAATCTGTATATTATGGCGATGCTGTTAATGACGATGCTAATCAATTATTGATTCTTATGAAATATACAGATAGAATTGATAATGATCATATGTATATTGATCATGTATTAATAGAATTGTCGTTAGGTGTTCAACGATATGCTCCAGCATATTGTACTATTAATTTAGCAAATAATTATATTAAATTAGAATCGGCCAAATGGAACGGTACGATTCATAAAGTATTTTATCGATAAGGAGATATATTCATGGAACGAATGAAAGAACGATCTACGTCGGTAAAAGCTACACAAGAAATTAATAAAATTATCGATGAATATAATATATTAGAACAAGAAAATAATACGAACAATATTACGCATAATGAATTTATCGATAAGTTTAATACTATTAATAGAGAATATAATGCGGCTCGTAAAGAAATTAATACATCGTTAGCCGATGAAAAAGCAAGTTGGCTAAACAAAATAAAGAATTATTTTACAAAGTCAGAAGACGATGGTCGATATTTAAATAGCTCTAATAAAGACAATTTTATATCGAAAGCTACCGATTGGATTTTAAACCATACGTTAACAATGGATAATGCTGTTATTAATGCTCGCAAGAGCGATAATATTTTAATGACGATTAATGGTGTTAAAATTATTATGGATGGTGATTGGCTTAAGATGATCAATCCAGATGGTTCAGAATTATTTGCTAAAAATATTAATGACGGAACAGAACGCGCATTAAATCGTGATCTATTCAAATTAATAGAGCGTAAATATATTCCGGCAACTTGGAATATTATCGAGAATAGTCATGTTGAAAATGTAGGTGGTACTGTAGCGTTACCATCTGGTTGGAATGATTTAATTGTTATCGTCGACAATACGACATCTGATTTTACGTATTATGATAAACAAAATGATCATAAAATGTCTCCATCATACGTATATATGTGTAGTGCAGAAGTTCCGATTAAATTCTTTACGCCATATGCTACAGCCGGTTTAGAAGTTACTAAGACTTACGTTATGCTAACAGCAAAAACAGGCTGGGTAGGCGAAGATTATGATGGCAACAAGAGTCGTAATTTCGGAAAGATTTTAAAGGTGTTATGGCGATGATCGAGCATTTAAAAAATAAAGTAACGACTTTTTTGCAAGTTAAAAAAATAAACGAGATCATCGACTCTTTAACTCGATTTGATAATATTATTTCAGGTAGTGCTATTCAAGATTTAATTGATCAGTATAATTCTCGTCTCGAAAACATGAAACATTATCTTAACGATAAAGTTACTGAAAGTATCGATGATCTTAAAAATTTAGTTAATTCAACATTAGCTAATTATTATACTAAAGATGAATGTAATAATCGATTTGTTAAGTTAAGCGAAGTTAATGATTTTATTCGCTATAATAATCCAGAAACTAATGGTAAATTAGTTATTAATTCTGGTAACAATCCTTGTATTAATTTTACACAAGGATCGATTAGTACTTTATTTAATATCGATGAGTATTCTATCGAAGCATTTCCATTTGCTATTAAACGTGGCGATAAAACATTATTAGAATTTAATGCATATGGTTTAGTGACCAATAAAACTATTATTACGACAAATAACTATCGTAATTATGTTAAACTTCCACAATGGCGTAGTAATCAAGAAATGAATAAAGATAACTATGATAAATGGAATGAAGCTTATGCTTATAAATATGATGGCGATAATTATCAACCAATATTTATTTTAGTGCGCAATGCATTCTTGCGTGGATATAAACCATGGAACGATCCTAATGATGGTCCAGAAACAAATATGTCTGTATCATTCTTAAATTATTATGCTTGGGATAAAAATCATACAGTTATTCAACGTTTAGAACTTAATCCATATGATTATAAATTCTATACGAATGAAATTTGGCGTCAACGTCGTAAACATCATAGTAGTTATAATCATCATTGGGATGCATTAGGAGGTTATAATATACAATGGCGTTAGATCTTAATACATTAAAAAATAACCTCAACGATTTAATTAATAGAATTAATAATTTAGAATCTTCGGCTATTCATATCGATGGATATTTAACATCACTTAATATTAATCAAACGGCATATTCTATTAACGAAACTATTAAAGATTTAGATGTCGATACGATTATTATCGATGGCAATATATATATCGGTGATAATAGTATTAATAATACATCTATTAAAACTAATAAACATGATTTAGTATTTAATGATAGATTAGTATATGATAATAAAATATTAAAGTACGACAGTGATATGTTATTGCCTAAGTTTAAAGAATATACTGGCGACTTGGTTAAAGGCGAATATTATATCGTTATTCAAGGTATTGTTAATAAACCATATCTTATTAATTATTGCGGCAAAGATTTTATTTGCGATGATTTTAAAATCGAAAACAATAAAATTATATGTAATAAATCGTATACGATAAGAAAGCGAGGTAACGCTAATGATTCAAACATTAAATAAAGATAACGTTACCTTAACCGATATTCAAAATAAAATATCTGAGATTCAAGATTATCTTACTGAATCTAAAAATACTATTATTAATGAAGTCGTCGATTTTTCATTAATGAATTATAAATTTCAAGATAATTATTATAAGAAGAATGTATCGTCTGATTATAACATTGATACAGTATCTGTTAAGAATATTAGTGGCAATATAGTTATTGACGATAATAAACTTATGATAAGCGGCAATATTCTTTCTGGCAGTTCTTATAATAATAAAGAATTAATGATAGCTGGCGGCAATTCCTATCGTTGGAATACATTAATATATAATGATTCGGCTATTAATTTAAATGGCGCTAGCGAATTATTATTAGTATTAAAACAAGAAACAGATATAATTACGTATTTTGTATTAAATGAAGATGGTCGATATTCTGTAAATGGAATCGACTTCGAAATTCTTGACGATATGCTGTTTATCGATCATTCTAATTTAGTTGCTATTTATTATCGTTAGAGGTATATAATCTGTGGAAAATTTATCATTAGATGCGTTAAACGAAACGATTATGAATTTGTCTCATGATGTTGATAACATTATGGCAAAATCAGAAGAAAAAGTTTCGGAATATCTAAGAACTAACGGCGTTACGAATGGTAATATAACATCAGAGTACATCCTTAAAAATAATAAGATCGATACATTAAATGTTAAAAATTTATTTGTAAAAGATTTGCAAATAGGCGGTAAATCTTTTATTCAAAACAATGTTATTACTTATGGTAATAATACGTTGGAATTAAGTAACATTTTATTATCAAATAATAAGCAGGTGCTGTTTTCTGACGACACCTGCTTTACTTCTTGTTACGATGGAATTTACTCTGTATATTTATTGGAAGGTAAGACTGAAATTATCGTATCGGCTATGTATGATAATAAAAATATAGGCGATATTATCATACCGGTATCGTTATTAAAAGAAGGCGAAAATGCTTTTAAAGGCATTACTATTATTAAAAATAATGACGAATGCTCTATTATTCTGAACGAAAATAAGCTTACTTTTACTAATGTTATTATGAGGTAACGCTAATGAAGCAATTTATCGAACAAGCTTCATTAAACGAAACGAGTATTAAGTATCTTGTTTACAAATTAAACGAAGTAATTCGTGTCGTTAATAATAAACCCGATATTCATGATTTAGAATATTGGACCGATACGATTAAACAATTTGAACAGGACGGTACGATTAATACTTATACCGATCTTCTTGAAGCTTTAAAAAAGAAACCAGATTTTAATCAGGTTAGAGATATGGTACGAGATGAGTTAATTAAATATGTCGATCAAGTTAATCAACGTATTTATCAACCGACTCTCGATCAACTGTTACGAGTAATCGGCGATGGTTTGCAAGAATATATTAAACAAAACGTCGACGGTTATTTAAATAAAGCAACGAACGATTTGCGTAATCGTTTGTCTACCGAAATTATTTATTGGAATTAAGGAGATTTTTGAATGTCTAAAAAAATTGTTACTCGTGCATACTTCGGTCTTTATAATCCAGCTCGCAAAGGTTTGACTATTGATACAGATAATAATAATACTGGCAGTCAACCAGCTGTTGATAATAAAGCTGTCGAAAACGTAACAAAACAAGCAGCAGAAAACAAAGCAACATCTGCTGCCAACAAAGCGTTAGCTGAAGCTAACCAAGCTGCTGTAGCTAAAGTAGCTGCCGATCTTGCTGCTAAACAAGCACAAGACGTTATTACATTCTTAAGCAAAGTCGAAGCTGCTGCTCAATATCAACCTAAAGGTGAATATATCACCGATGCTAAAGTAGCTGAAAAAATTACCGAAGCTCAAGGTAAAGCCGACGAAGCTGCTACTGCTAAATTTGCGACTAAAGCAGAACTCGAAACAGCTACAGGTGGTGTATCTGCTCAAGATCTTAAAACATTAAAAGACGCGATCGATCTTTTAAAAGATAACCCAGATAGTATTGCTGAAATTGCTAAGAAAGCTGATAAAGATAAAGTATACGATAAAGATGCTATCGATAAGTTAATTAAAAAACTTAACGATAAAGATACTGATCTTGAAAAAGCTATTGCTAAAGCAGCTACTGCCGACGACGTAGTCAAAGCATCCGAACTTACTGAAAAAGTTAAAGCTATTGTTAATTTAACTCCGTTTGCTAAAGCTACTGAAGTTGAAGCTACATATGCTAAAAAATCTGATTTGGCCGATAAAGCCGATAAAGCTGTTATCGAAACTGAACTTGCTAAAAAAGCTAATGCTAGCGATTTGACTCCGCTTGCTACTAAAGAAGAAGTAGCTAAAAAAGCTGATACTACTGCTTTGGTAACAAAAGCTGATCAAACAGCTTTGGATAATCTTAAAGCTGAAGCTGATGCAAATAAAGCTGCTGTTGCTGCAGAAGCTGCTGAACGTAAAGCTGCCGATACATTGAACGATGCTAAAGTACAAGGTATTGCTGACGATGTATCTAAAATGAAAATTGATGCGGCTCAAGCTAAAGTAGAAAACGAAAAAGCATTAAGCCGCAAGGCGGATCAAGAAGCTGTTAATACTGCATTAGCAGAAAAAGCTACAAAAGCCGAAGTTGCCGAAGCTAAACAAGCTGCTGCTGATGCTGCAAAAGAAGCTGCTAAAGCAAATACAGCTCTTGCAGATAAAGCTGATGCTACTGCACTTGAACCATTGGCAACTAAAGAAGCTTTGAAAGGTGCTAAAGATGAATTAGCTCAAGCTATCGAAGCTGCTAAGACTGTTGCTGAAGAAGCAAAAGCTGAAGCTAAAACTGGTGAAGCTGTGACTGAAGCTAAAGAAAAAGCTACTGCTGCCGATGCTAAAGCTAAAGAAGTTGAAGCTGCTCTCGTTAATTATGTAACTAAAGCAGTTGCTGATGAAACATATCAACCTAAAGGTGAATATGCAACTAAAGCTGAAGTACAAGCTATCGGTTCTTTAGATCCTACTACTCTTCAATCCTTAAAAGATTTGGCTCAACAATTAGCTGGTCAAGCTGATTTGACTACTGTACTCGATAAGTTAAATAAAGTATTCACTAAAGACGAAGTTAATGAAAAATTGGCAACAAAAGCTGACGTAGCTTCTCTTGAAGAATATGCAGAAAAAAATGACGTTACATCTAAACTTAAAGATAAAGCTGACAAAATACAAGTAGCCGAAGATATCGAAGCTGCTAAAGCTGTTGCCGATGCTGCTGTTCGTGAAGTAAATACGACTGCTCAACAAGCAAAAGCTAAGGCAACTGAAAATGCTGCAGGCCTTGAAGAAGCAAAAACTAAAGTCGATAAAGCAATCGAAGATCTTGGTAAATTAACGACTAAAGTTAACGACCTTGCTCTTAATGGTGGTGCTGGCACAGGCGCTAGCCTAGATGCACAAGCTGTAGCCGATAAAGTTCAAGAAGTTGTCGATGCTATTGTAGCTCGAGAAAAATTCGTAGGCGAAACTAAACTTAATGAAAAACTTGCTGATAAAGCTGACGTAAGTGCATTAACTGCAGTTCAAGCTAAAGCTGACAAAAACGCTTCTGATTTGTTAGCTAAAGCCGACGTAAGTGCTCTTGCTGATAAAGCTGACAAAAATGTATTTGAAGCTAAAGCAACTGAACTCGATACAAAATTAAATACTCTCGAAACAGCTACTGTTCCTAATTTAATTGATACTAAACTTACAGCTAAACTTGCTGGTTATCAAGAAAAAGGCGAATATGTAACTAAAGAAGCTGCTGATCGTGATTATCAACCTAAAGGCGAATATGCTACAGCTGCTGCCTTAGAAGAAGTTAAAACTAAAGCTAATGCTAATGAAGCTTTGATTAACGGCCTCGATAAAGATACCTTGGTTCATACTGCCGATCTTGATACATATGCTAAAGCTGCTAAAGTAACAGAAGATATTTCTGCTGCCGTTGCCGGTCTTGGCGATGTATACATATCGAAGAATGATGCAGATGTATATGCTAAGAAAGCTGACGTAACGACTGAAATCAGTGCGAAAGCTACTGAACTTAAAAAATATGCCGACGATACATTTGCGACAAAACAACAATTAGATAATGCAACTATCGCTGCCGGCGGTTCTGGTTTGACTCAAACTCAAGTCGAAGGTATTGTCGACAATAAATTAGGCGCATTAAAAGATGCCGTTCAAACTATCGCTAATATTCAATCTGGTGTTAACGACAATAAATCTTCTGTTGAATCTATTCTTGCTGAATTGGCTAAGAAAGCGACAAAAGATGAAGTAGCTGGTAAAGTAGCAACTACTGATTTCGAAGATGCAAAACAAACTCTTAATACAGCTATTACAGCACAAGAGAATGCATTAGCTGCTGCTAAGACTGCATTAGAAAAAGCTATTAACGATAAGTCTGAAGAAGCTGCTGCTGCTTATCAAACTAAAGTCGATTTTGCTGCTTGGACTCGTGACGTATACGGTACTGAAATTGCTCGTATTAAAGACGACATGATGACAGCTGACGAAACTGATACTGCTATCGATGCTAAATTAGCGACTAACCTTGAAACTCTTAAAGGCATTTTCCAAGTTAAAGGTAATTACTTAACTCGTGAAGATTTAACTAATACTCTTAAAGATGGTTACATCACTAAGAACGAATCTGATCGTTTATATCAAGGCGTAGGCAATTATGCGACTATTGAATATGTCGACGATCAAATCGGTAAAAATAAAATTAAAATCGACGAAGTTAATACGGCTATTGCTAATAAACTTGATGTAAGTGCTGCGACTAGCCTATATCAAACTAAAGGCGATTACGTATTACGTAGCGAACTCGATACATTAGCAACTACTCCGACTTTTGCAAATGCTATTAATACAGCTATTGTAGGTAAAGGTTATCTCGATAAAGAAACTGCCGATGGTTACTATGCTCCTAAAGGTCAATATGTAACGACTGAAAATATCGAAGATGCAATCGCTACGAGTGCTGCCGTTACGGCTAAACAAGATGCTCTTACTTTCGGTAATGGTTTATCTTATGATGCCGATACAAAAACTTTGACAGCTACTGGTACTGGTGCTTCTGTTGATTTATCTCCTTATGCTAAGAAAGCTGAATCCGATGCTAAGTATGGTCCAAAAGATACTTTAACTGAAGATCAAAAAGGTGTAGTAGAATCTATCCTTCGTGATAAGAACTATGCTACAAATGCAGATCTTGGTAGCTATAGTGCAAGCATGGATACTAACATCGGCCAATTAAGAGCTAGTATCAATACTTTAAAAGATACTACTGTTCCAGCTATCGATACTCGTGTAACTGCATTAGAAGGCAAAGCTGCTCCTACAGATTTCACTGAAGATCAAAAAACTAAATTAGATGAAATTCTTACTGGCAAAGGCTATGCATCTCATGAAGATATTGACAACGCTAAAGCTGAACTTAAAGGCGAGTTAGTTACCGAAGAAGCTGCACAGGCTCTTGTCAATGGTGCTGTTACAACTGCTGAAGGTAAAGTTAATGAAGCTAAAGAAGCGTTGGAAGGCAAAATCACAGAATTGAAAAATACTGTAGATGGAATCCATGCTCCAGATTTAAGTGCTTACGAAACTCAAGCTCAAGCAGAAGCTAAATATTTAAAACTTGAAGATATCGAAACTAAATTAAAAGAAAAAGGCTTTATCACTCAAGCTGACTTGCAACCTATTCTCGATGCGATTAAAGCATTAAAAGGTGAATAATTTTTATTATATAGGGGAGAACAATGACATTAATAAATGCATTAGCATTGTTATATAATATTGCTCCTCAAGCAGTCGAAACATTCTTAACGATGTATACGATTATATTCTTTATGTTAATTGTCGATACATTGTTAAGATTGTTCGCTCTTACTTTTTCGAAAAAACCTTTATGGCATTATCGAACGATTATCGATGTATTTTGGGGAGGCTGGGGACAGCAAAAATCAAGCCGCGTATTTTATCGCGGCTTTCTCTTCAAATTATTCGAATATAGTGTTTTAAGTATTTTCGCATTTTTATTAGATGCAATCGTAATTCCGTCGACTATCCATATGCTATATTTTCAGGACGTATTCGACATTATTGCATGGATATGTTACGGTTATATAGTATTGACCGAGTTATTTAGTTTTAAGGAAAACATGAAATTAATTCGTTATAATAACGAAATTATTAATAGCCTTCCGAAAGACGTAATCGATCGCATTACCGATGTCGACTTAAATGTCGTAAAGTTTAAATTACATGAGAAAAAAGGTAAGAAATAAAATGAGTAAAATATTTAAAATGATGCTATTTGAAAACGAAGGACTTAGCTACACACGCGTCATTTCTTTTACGTTATTATTGTTATTGGTCGGTGTTACGTTATACTTAGTAATTACAGGACATAATTGGCAACACTACGATACGTTAGCTAATTTAACTGGTGGCGGTTCTGCTGCGACACAAATTGCTAATAAATTTATAAATAGTAAATATAATAGTGAAGTCGGAACATATAAGGAAAAGAATGATGCCGAGTAAATATTATATTAAATGGTTAGTACTATGCGGAGCTAATATGCTCTGTATGGTACTATGCTATTTAACAAATTGGTTCGTCGTATTATTTGCAGATAAATATGGTAATTTGCCTAAAATATTTAAGCTATGGCAAACCTATGACAATTGTCTCGATATTACTTGGATGATATACGAAGGTAATGTGCCAAAGTTTGCTCGTTATGATTTTAATAAGCATTATTTATATCATTACGAGAATAAAGGCGATGGCTATATAATACCTGGATATGTCGATCTTATCGACGAGAATTTTACATTAAAAGAAAAATTCCAACGATATATATGTCGATGTGCTTGGTTATATCGTAATTGTGGATATGGCTTTGCTTATTATATTTTTGGTAAATATGTACGTTATAACGACGTAAAGATAATCGTCGATCAAAAAGATTTTTTCTTTGCGATCGATATCAAACAAAATATATTCTGTCTTAAAGACGATCGACAATGGTGTCGATACTTTAAGAAAAGTATATATTTAGGATATAAATTTGCAGGTATAAAAAATCGTAAATATCCGTTGCGATCTATGCTTGCTAATCGAATTAATCTATTTAGACTTGTTAAGTAATTAACAAGGGAAGGATTAATCAAGTGAATAAATTAAAAGTCGAATCTTTAAAGGTTAACGTATTAAAAGCGTTACAATTAAAAAAGGCAAAAGCCGATAATAAATATAAAGATGATCAGGTATATATTCAAGAACCTGACGAAATGATTCAAAATTTCGAAGATATTCAAAATTTAAAAGAATCGAAACAAGATAAATTAAAAGCTGGTAATTCGATTACGATTAGCAGTGATAACGAAATTAATGCCAATGTCGATTTAACTCCATATTATACGAAGACACAAACGGCTAAATTATTTATGGGTCGTGACGAAACGTATACTAAAGAGGAGATCGATGAAAGAACAGGTATTAACGGGCTTCTTGCTGGCGATAATATTTCTATATCTGCTGAAAGCGGTCGCACAAAAATCGCTACGACAATTGCGTACAAGCTCAGAGATAAAGCAATGTCTATCGGTAATTCTATTTTGGGCCGTGGTACTTCCGTTGGCGTTAATGCTTCAGCAACTGGTGAAAACAGTATTGCATTAGGCGCGGATTCTGTTGCTACGCAAGCCAATCAGGTATCTGTTGGTAATGGTGAAACTAAACGTGTTATTAGTAATGTGGCAGACGGTGTTGAATTAAACGATGTTGTAACTGTAGGACAATTAAATAAAAAATTAAGTTCGGCTTTGGATCAACTTAATCGATTAGCCGGTCAATTATATCCGGTTGGTTCTATTTATATGAACGTTAATAATGTAGAACCATCTGCTATTTTTGGTGGCAGCTGGGAACGTATGCCTTCCGGTCGTATGCTAGTTAATAGCGGTGACGGTTTTAATCTCGGACAAGTCGGTGGCGAAAAAGAACATCGTTTAACTGAAGATGAATTAGCTTCTCATAGTCATGATGTTAATAATATTAATGGTGATACTACAAGTACAGCAAAATTAATTGGTAAATTTTCTTCAACTATTAGACCAAATGGAGACATAACAGATGTTCCTTATAGAGATGGTTTTGGAATAGTTTCAAGAGAAAGTGAATATGGAATTCATGCTAAGGATGGTGGAGATTCTTCACCAGGACGAAATTATGTTATTGATGCTTCTCATAATCATACTATCAATTTAAATATAAGTATGTTACCGTCTGGCAAAAACCAACCTCATAATAATATGCCTCCATATATTGTCGTTAATATGTGGAAACGTATAGGTTAAGGAGATATATATGTCCGAACAAATACAAAATATTTCTGATGAAATTCTAGAATATAAAAATAAATTTTTCTTTAAAATTTTTAGTGATTTTTTAAGAGAAAAAAAGGCCCCATTTCCCGAGAATGTGGCACATTATTTAAATTTATTATTTCCATATGAATTAATAAAACCTAATGAAATTACATTAAATTCTATTAAAAAAGAAGATAATGAATATATTGTATCATTAACAGGTCCATTCGATAGTTATATTGAAATTAATGGTACTCCGACTCATTTTAATAACGAAGGTAAAATAATTAATTTTAATGTACCGGCATTAAATAAAGCAAATGATACTCTTAATTTTTACCTTTCTGTAGTTAATTTCCCTTATAAGAAAGAAAAACCTGCTAGTTATACTAACGATAAAACAGCTCAAAACATTATTGATACTATAGAAATTTCTGAATCATTAAGAACATTTGATATGATTGAAGAACCTGTTATTGGCGTATTAAAACATATCAATGACATTGTTGCTAAATATAATGTCAATGCTCAATGGCTAAGCGAAAAAGATACTCAAAATGATACTATTAAAAGATTTATTAGATTTACAAATAGTTCAAATGTACCAGTAAAAATAGTATTTAATAATCAGGAATATACTATTTTTGAAAATAATCATGTTGACATACCATTTGATTTAGATAAATTTTTAGAAGTTTATAAAAATTCTAATTATAATCAAGCTGTTATAAAAAATTCAGAAGGAACAGACGTATCGACTGTTGCTGTTACAAACCTTTTAACACAAGAGGAATTAAATAATGTTCGATTAGGTGTAAACACTAATATCGAAAGAACTAGTGATAAAGAGTTCCCTGCAAAAATTAGACTAAGTCTTGTTAGTGCTGATTTTTTTGCTCGATTAGGATGTTATATTAATTTCTTGGGCTCGATTATAAAAATACCACCTCAAGCTGAAGCTGTTTTAGGCGTTCCTGTATCAAAAGCTGAAGTTCTCGCTATGGATGAAAATAATAAAAAAATATTCATTTGCGATAAAGATGGCAATATGATCGGTAAATCAATTACTCCGACAGTTTTTGTTACTAATAACTTAAAATTAATAAAAGCATCGATTAAATAAATAAGGAGCATATATGCCTGATAATAAAGTACAAGAAATAGCTGATGAAATTACAGCCTATAAACCGAATACAACTCTTTCTTTAGTTAAAGCTGTTTTAAAAGATCTTAATGCTCCATTTCCTGAAGAAACAAAATTTTATTTAAAAAAGTTATTTGGCAATATTGGTGTTGCTTATGGTATTGGTGTAAATATTAATGTCGTTACAGAACAAGACGATAATTATATTTTAACATTTTCTGGGCAACCTTTTAGCTATATCGAAATTAATGATACTGTATATAGATTTCCTGAATCTGGTTCATTGACTGTTACAGTAAAACAAGATGCAGAAAATCCTTTCCCATATGCTAAAATTTTATGGGTTCCTATGAACAAAAATCTTCCTGAAGGTTACGAAAAACCAGAAGAAAGTAAATACTTAGAAAACTGTTCTAAAGATTTTACTTATCCTATGGCAGATGATAGTGAACACAGAAATAAAAATTATGTTAAATTTGGATATATTTTCTATGAAAATCCATCGGAACTTTTATTCTCTGATAATGTTTCTATATATCCAGATCAAAACGATCCTAGAATTCTTAAAGTTAGTGGATTGCTTCCGAATAAAAAATACGAAATTAACGGTGTAAAATTTACTGCCGATAGCGGCGGTATTGCAACGATTGAAGATGGCGTACGATTAGCGGAAACATTCGATGAATTAAAAAATAATATCGATATTGTTTCTAGTTATAAAGGCAAATTTAAAGATGTCCTTCATTCCACAAGAAATGTTCCGGCTCCTGATGATGGCGCAACAGTATATACTGTGCCTAGTGTTTTTGGACGATATTTCTTTATAAATCAGTCACTATTTTCTAGTTCTAATTCTGATTATTTACATCATATTGTTAATCGATATTACGAACCATTAGAAGTCGAATATTTAGGCGAAACTTTTACGATTCCTGTCGGACAAAAATCGATGGAATTTGACGATAAAATACGTGGAAGTATGTTATCTAAAATTAAACCTGGGACTACCGAGGTAAAAGTAAAAATTAAAAATAATTTCAAATATCCTTGGATAAAAGAACAACGACATGATCGAAGTAATACAATACTTAGTAAAGATTGTATTCAACAGTTATTTAATAATGACGATGTTTTTTATCAATGGTATACATTTGATGAATTAAAAGAATTTGGCTTCGATGGCAACAAAGTAAATCTTCAAAAAAATGATTATGGATATAATACTGAAATAAATAAATATGTATATGTTATCGACAATGTTTTTAAAACATTAGAAGAAACTGATGAATCTGGTGCTGTCGACTTAATAAATTCTCAAAATTTACCAAAAAATATTAGTGGATTACAAATTATACCATTTGCTCAAAATAAACAATATACAACAACTTATAATTACAATATTACTAGCGGTGCTGATAAAATTAAATCGGTGAACTCTATTAAAGCATATAAAAAGAATGGATCATATCATCTTATTATAAATTATAATACTGAATCACAAGATAATTTGACATTTAAAATTGGCGAACATAGTGATTTTATTGATGATTTTACGATTGAAGCTGCTATCGGTTTTGTGATAAAAGGTTTTTTTTATAATTCATTATAATATAAAATAAAAGGATAATTTAATATGTCTGAAAACAATCAAATCCAAGAAATTTCTAAATTAATAGCTGCATTATTTTCTCAAGGTTTTAAGCCAGAATTCGAGAAATTTTTAGCCGATAAAAACATTCCATTTGCAAATCAAACAGATTTATATATACAACGATTATTTAATAGCGTATTAAATATCCCAAATGTAGAAGTTATTTCTTACGATTTTAATGGCTCTGACATTACTGTTAAACTTTCTGGTCCATTTAAATCTTATGTAAATATTAACGGTAAAGATACTAATTTTGATAACAACGGCATCGCTACTGTTACTGTTAAAAATGCAAAAGTATCTCCACAAGATAGTATCTTTTTAAATCTATTAGTTCAATCTACACCATTTAAAGCAGAAAAAGATTCTTCTTTAGCATTCGATTCTTTTTCTAAAGATGAAAATATCGGTGGTAAAACATTCGATCTTTCTTATGAACAAGAAGATAAGTTATATAAATTTTTAGTTTCTAAAAAAATATATAATGATAATCCATCAAATATTCTTACAGCAGAATTTTTAGATAATAAAATTATTGTTAAAAATACTGCCCCATTCGATATTTATGTTAATGACCATAAGATTGAAAAAAAATCTAAAATAGAAATTCCACTTAATATTAGAAATTTATTAAAAAGTAACGTTACCTATTCTGGGAATCTTCATAATTGGGATAATGAACAGTTATTTGATGAATATAATTCATATATCACAACAAGCAATATTAGTTCATCTATAATGCAAAAATTTAATGAATCATTCGATAAAACAAAAGATTATGATCAAAATGGATTATATTTTGATAAAGATTTTGTTTTAACAAGTTATAATACTTCTAAAATTAATCTTAAAAAGATTATCGAGTTTAAAAATGATAATCCTATAAAATATTATATAATTAATAATTATGGAATAAGTAATGGTCAAATAACTTCAGAAGATCTTAAAGATATCGTTGCTTATCAATGTCCACTTTCATTAGAAACATGTTTATATGATTCTACTGGCAAAAAGAAAGTTATTTATAATGGTTTTGTTAACGATAGTTTTATTATTTTTGATTTAGGTGAATAATTTATATGACATACGAAGAACAATTAAAACAAGTCCGTGATAACGTTATTAAAAATATTTATCCGACTATTCAACAACAAGGTTCTTCGAATACTATGATTACTTTACATTGGACAGCTGGTCATTACGACCAGTTGTTCGATGATTATCATATGTGTATCGATGGATCTGGTAACGTACATGTAATGCAAGATTTAGATAATCGTGCTAGTCACTGTTATCGTGAAAATACAAATAACTTTGGTATTTCGGCTTGCTCTAATTATGGCTCTGAATTAAATGGTGACGGTTTTACTGGTTATTCCACATACATACCAGGTTCTGAGCCTGTTAATGCATTACAACTCGAAGCAATGGCTACTGTAATTTATTTATGTTGCGTATCTTGGGGCTTACCGTTAAGCCAAGTATTTACTCACGGTGAACGCTGTTTGGCACGTCAAGACTTATACGACTATCCGGCAGAGCGTTGGGATCTTGATATCCTCGTTCCAGAATGCCATACTCGTACTGAAGATGGTTTACATACTGCAGGCGGTAACTGGATTCGTAACCGTGCTCGTGAAATCGCTAAGATGAACGGAATTAATTATTTGTAATAAGGAGACACTATGTCTATTATTTCTGAAATTGCACAAGGTCTCAGTTCTATTCTTAAAAAGAACCAAAAGCCAGTTATGCAATATGCTGAAAATATCGCTCTCGTAGCTGAAGTTCCTTTCGATAAAGAAAAAGTAAATCAATGCCAAGGGTTTACATATAATCCTCAAACAGAAAAATTTATCGTAGCTTGTATTAATGCTGACAGTACGATACAAATCTTATATGAGTTAAATAAAGATTTTACTGTCGCTCGTAGTGTTGAGAATACTGGTGCCGATAAACTTGGCCATTGTAATACTTTATTCTTCGACGGTAAAGTTCGTGCAACAAATGGCGCAGCTAACGGTAATCGTATTTATAGCGTTAGCGACGATTTAACTCCTGGCGAATACAAAGATTATACCGATAATTTTTATAATGTAGCGTATAATCCTGTTACAGGTCAATATGCTAGTATCTTGCCTGGGGCTGATAATAGTACTCGTAGAATTCGTATTTATGCGAATAGCGATTTAACTGACGGCAAAGAATATATCGTTACCGTGAACGAGAAAAATAACGACTCTAACGGCGCTTTATTCATCGGCAATAAAATTATATTTAGCTTAATGAGACGTATCGTAGAAGTCGAAATTAGCGATAATAATGCTACTATCGTTCGTGAACTTGAATTTGAACCTAAAGCCGAAATCGAAGACTTCGCATTAGTCGATGGTGCTATTTATATGGCAGCTAATAGCCACGACTATATTCGTATCTACAAATACGATTTTGCTCGAAGCTACTTCAATAATATTAATAACGACTTTTTAAATAACGGTATCGTAGTCGGCAATCAAGTCGGTTATCACGGTCAATCTGTCGATAAAGCCACTAATTATGTTATGGCTAAAATTAATGCTAATAACAACTTAGAAGTCGGCGACAAACGTAACCTTACGACTATCTTGGGTAAGGAATTAAAGCATTATAACGGCACTAATTCTTATACCGTACTTACGACATATCATTATGATAAAGCAATTTATAATAAAGTTAAAACCGATGAACTATTCGTTAAGAAAACTGAGCTTCAAAGTTTAACTGGCAATAAACGATCTCTTAACGTCGTTACTGAAGGCGTCGATAATACAGGTGCAACTGACGTTACAGCTAAATTAAACGAAATCTTTACTAAAGCAAATGCCGAAGGATATACCGAAGTTCTCTTTCCGGATGGTACTTATAAAATTAGCGATAAAGTAAAAATCATTTGTCCTCAAGATCGCAGTAAAGAACTTGTCGTTAAATCTGAAACATTGCATGGTGCCGTTATTAATTGTGATCACGACGAATCTAATTCTAGTGTCGATACTGTCGGCTTTATTTTAAGTTGTGCCGACGATAACAATGGCGACCATCATGATGTTTATAATACGACTATCAAAGACTTCTCCTTTAAAGTAGCAAGAGAAGATATTAGTGGTAGCTATATTAAATTTATAAATGACGATAATAATCTCGATATGCGTCATTATAATCTTGTCTTAAAAAATATGAAGATGGCTAATGCCAAAGACGGTCAAGGTCAAAATATTGACTTGAGTCGTGAAATACATTATTCTACTATTGATAATATTATTTGCGATTATGGTCAATACGCTATACAAATAGAAGCTACAGATGGTGTCGGTGATACAATTAGTAACATTATTTCTAATAATTGTAACATGGGTGTTTCTTCTTATTCTTATGCCGATATCGATAATGTAACAATTCATTATAGCGATGATTTTGATTTAGCTAATGTATCGTCCGTTATGCTTTATACTAATAAGTTAAGCAATCTTAAATTGACTGGTCGTTGGAATTTATCGACCAATCTTCTCAATATAAGTGCAATTGCTTCGACAGAGTTAAATAATATCTCTCTAGATATTACGCATTCTGGCGAAAAAGAATATTTACCAGACGGAGACTATCCAGTTCCATTTATTAAACTTGAATCTTCTAATGAAGATAAAGCTGAGATTAAAGTTAATAATTTAAAATTCCCTAACTTTATTCAAAACTTTACGGCTCTTACTGATCGATATTTATTCTCTTGGATCGATTCTCCTATATTATCGATTGCTCCTAATGGCGTCGAAGAATCCGATAAATTAAAATTATTTACTAACTTAGGTTCTACCGATGAATATGGAGCTAAAGGTTATGTAAATAGAAGATTCGAAGTTCGTGCCGAAGAAAATGCTAAGACACGAGTTTTCGTTGGTCGAGATCGTACGATTCGGGAAATGAAGCCTAATGATAAAAATCAACTTTTCCAAGAAGAAGGTTCTGCTATTTACTTTAATGCTAAAGGCTCTCCTCTTACTGATGCTAAAGATAACGACTATAGTCACTACTCTGCCGGTGTTTCCGGTGATGTGTATATCGAATCAGATCCTAAGGCTACCGGTCATTTAGGTTATGTATCGACATATAAATATACGACCAATACAGAATACGTTCACGATAAACCGACTACTGTTGTTAACAATGGTGACCGTACTTTATCGATTGGGTTCGATGTATATCCGACATGGCAAAACGGTTCTCATGCTGGTAAGCCAGTCGGAGTCGGAGCTGAATTAGGTGCATTAGGTAAAGGTAATTTCCCTATTATAGAAGCCGATCCTACAGCTAAAACAATGAAGCTTCGTATCCCAGAAGTTTATAAAGCCGATGTTGTTAATGCTCCTAGTGACTTCAACATGGAAGTTTATTTTATACCTGGATCTAATCTTAATACTATGTCTAATATGACATACGAAACTATCCCGGTTATCCATTCCGGTCCGACAGAAAATCGTCCGACTGAGCACTTAGTTGTCGGTCAACAGTATTTCGATACGACACTCGATATGCCGGTATTCTGGAACGGTACTAAATGGGTCGTTAATGCTGCCGATGTCGGGGATAAATTAAAAGATTATGTTCGCATCGACAAACTTATGGCAACCGATGTTACACAAGCACCAGCGTTTGCTGGACAAATGATAATAAATAATGATACGCTTTATGTTGCAGAGTCTACTGAAGGCCCCGGATCTTGGCGTATCATCCCGTTACAACCTAACGATCATTTATAATAAAGATATATCCCCGTACTTAGTGCGGGGATTTTTTCTGTAATATAGTAGTATATATTTTAAATCTACGAAAGGACATATTCATATGCCAGAAACTAATATATACGATTATGAGTTCACCGTTAACGAAAGTGAACCTAAGAGGGCTGAAATGCTTAATCGATTAAAAGATCGGGTTAAGCATATCGACAAAAAAGAAGTTATCTCGTCCGACGAATTTGTCGACGGCGAATCAAACTTTAGTGAAGATAAAGCATTAAGTGCTTTTCTTTTATACAAGTTATTCCCGTCTAAAGCTCAGCTATTAAAAGATCATTATACGAAAGATCAAGTCGACGGTTTGTTGGGCGATCTTATTGCTAAATATTATTTAAAAGATCAGATCGACTCGATGTTAAGCAATTTAAAGAATGAATTGAAATCTTCGTTCGACACAACAGGCGATGGTTTAAAACAATTAGTTAACAGTCTTAAATCTGATTTAAGTAAACATCGTACGCTTGAAGAGCTCGACCATCCTGATGCTAGTGTTACGACTCGAAAATTACGAGATCATTCTGTAACGAAAGAAAAACTATCGGCAAGCCTTGCTAACGAACTCGATGCTAAGTTAAATAAAAATGGCGATACTATAACTGGTCCTCTTAAATTTTCTTATAGTAATCCGATTCTTATGGAGACAGGACTCGGCACTGGCAAATATCATCGTATCGGTTCCGGCTCTACGCTGGAAGAAATTGCGCAAGGTAAAGCTCATCTCGATTTAGGTGATTACGATGGCAATACTTACGAAACTAATTTATGTTGTGTTAATCGTCCAGGCTGGTATAATGTTACAACAAAAGAAGTTAAACAATTCGCTCTTAAGGAAGAAATCGAAGCGTTAAATAATAAAGTAAGTAATATGCCTAAAGGTGGCGGCTCTACTACATTTGCTAAGATTTCTGCTAATAAAATTTGGAGCGGTCGTGTTACTGTTAGGAATAATAGAGGATCCAGATCTAAGCCAAAATTTAAAGTTTGCGATCTTCCGGCAAACTGGGATCAAATTATCATTTATTCTTCTATTGAACAACGAGCATCTGATAATGATGATGGTTGGTATAATTATATGACAAATTGTTTTGTCATCTTAATAAAAGACATAGCATCTGATGTTATTGCTGGGTATCAGGGCATACAAGAAGTAAAATCTTTCTTTGTCGAAGGCAATACTTTATATATGCGTGGTCTTACTCCAAATGGCGACGACATAAGCGTATTTAACCTTTGATTTTAATCCTCCATATGATATAATATATTATATACATTATTATATTGTATGGAGGATATTTTTTTATGAAAACGAAATCAATCGATGTTTATGTCGATCATATCGTCGATATGTATTATTGGTCGTTCGATTATATGAATCGTAAGTTATCCCGAGCGAGGATTAAAGATACTATAAAATATAATATTATAGGAAATTATCTATATGATCATGTTAATCTAACTAATAGAGACATACGTAAGAAATATATCTTTATTATCGTACTTAAATTTTTGTCGATTAAAGATTATTTATATTTCGATTATCACGTTCATATGTTGCGCGGTGAGATACAAACACTATTATTTAAAGAACAAGCAAAGCGATTAGCCGATACGTTTATCGGCGCGAAGAATGAAGAACGTACGTTCAACGAATTTAAGACATTCGTCAAGAAAGACTTTATAACGAACTTTCTTAGTTATAAGTAAGAGTCCTTAATGGGGCTCTTATTTTTTTGTTCTTTTTTATCAAACATATGTTCGCCATAAGGATGTAGATTGTGGTCGGTATATTTTTTGAGAATAACTTATAAAAAAGAAGGTTAATAAATAAGTATTCTCAGCTATGACAACTTATTGAGAAAAATCTATATATATGGAAAATTTAGGATATTTTCTGACGGGGCAAGTGTTTTATATATATATGGCCTATCGACCAAAGTTCGCCCCCCCGCCTTTGATTCATGGTGGTGTTTGGGACGAACGATGGTCGATTGGTCATGACCTTCATCATTGTGATGGGGTCAGTTTAATTAAGACATTGTGTAAAACAAAACACTTCCATCGCAATGTCTATGTCTAATTAATGGGAGGAAAGGAATTCAAAATGAAAAAACAATTTGCAACAATGATCATGGCAGTAGCAACAGTACTAGTTATGGTAGCATGGTGGTTGACACCAGTGCAACCAACAAGCTTCCAATTGCATATCGTAAAAGGAGGCGAAACCATCAATAGTATCGTACAAGATGCAAACAAAGACTCGAAGGTTGACTACGACCTTCGAGAAGCTGCTGCAACAGCAGTGGCTGAGTCTCGCAAGATGGAAGGAGGTGCAACCAGCTATACCATTCATCCGGGAGACAAAGTAGCTGTTCCTATCTACAAATAGGTAGATAGGTTCAGCTACTACAGTCCAGCTGTATGACTATAAACTATAGCTAAGTATATATCTTTGTCATGTAGAACAGGAGGTGAAACTATGTACAGAGATATTCTAATTATAGTTATTGCTTCTGTTGTACTAGCAGGTCTAGTAGTAGCAGGAGCAGTTATCTTAGCACCTTACATTACATTGTAGTGTTTAGGTGCTAAGAGAAGCGTCGTGAGTTAGGACGCTATATAAATACTAACTCATTCTTTATATAAGAGCTATATTATATATAAGATATAGCTCTTATATAAGGGATATATTTATGCCCTTTATTTTTATTTGTGCCGTAAGGCAAGGGAGGTCTATTATGACTACAGTAGTAACAACAAAAGAATTTTTCGTTTCTGGTATTTTGAATTCTAACGGAGAAGTTTTCTCCGGGAAGAAAAATTATTCTTCCATTATTGATGGAGGCAAAAAAGCAAAATCTTTCTATGAAGGTTTAGGCTTTAAAGATATTAAAACTGTATCTTTGCACGGTACAGTTTTAGTAAAAGATAACAACGATCGATTGTTATCATTCGTTGCTCCAATCAGTCATATGAATAAAAAAAGTTGCACTGATAAGGAATACAACACTGTTTACTGGGCTTGGTGCGAAGTAAAGCGTCAAGCTGAAATTGTAGCTAAAAAGGCTGCGAAAAAGGTAGAACCTTCAGTGGAAATTAACACTGAAGAAGATGATGTTTTTGTCCGTCCAGAAGGACAAAATAAAAATTTCTACGCTGTAATTAGTGTGGAATATACTGGTTTTGTGTTAAAGTGGGCTCGTTGTAAAGAGCTCACTGATGGCAAGAGTTCTAAGTTCAAAGGCTTTAATGGCCTTGAACAAGCCAAAACCTGGATGCGTGAAAACAATGCTGCTAGTACTGCATTTGAGCATTATACAGATCTTAAACAAATTAAATAATCCGTTAATGTTATTGTCCGAAATGACGTTAAACTATTTTTATTTTAATGTTATTCTGGGAGGTATAACATGGTTCCAAGAAATTTAAAATTAAAATTAGTTGTTCAAGAAGTAACAAAAACTGTCTTCCATAATTATATGGAAGACTTGGGTGCATTGCAGCAGTTTGAAACTGCCAATGTATCTAGTTTTACATTCGAGTTGAAGGGTAAAGCAAAGATACCGCTTGCTCATGCAAGCATATCTAGCTTGCCAGTATCCGGTATCTTAGAGCATGGAGATACTATCCGTGCATCTATTGCTACCGGTATCATTTGCTTGGATGGTCCATCTGATAATATTAGATGGGAGAATAAAGTGTTCGTTGACACGAACAATTATATCCCCGGCATTGCTAAATTGGATTTCTCTCATTTAAGGGAAGTCCAAGATGTAATTGCTGTGCTTGAGTTAACGAAGAAACATCCGTTACTTCGTTATCTTAACGCGTTACAATTATCTCCGTCTATGATTAGACAAATGATGATTGTAATGGTATTTGAGTCTGAACGTGAAAAATTTGAAGCACGTGTTCAGGCTCTTTGCGCGCAAGGCTTTACTGCAATTGCCCTAACACCGGGCAAAGCACAGAAATTAAACACATACGTAGGTTTGTTTGCCGCACCGGCACAAACTATATGTATTGATCTGTCAAAAGACTGTATAGCTATCGTGCCAAAACTTGATAGCACAGAATTTGGCGATTCTTATGATGGTATGGCATACCATCATCATGAGTGGTTCTGTGATGCGTACGGTATGCCGGCATCAAAGCCGAGTTACCATCAAATGAGGATCACAGCCTTAAGTATTAAGGTTGGTTCTCAGCCTCTCCATGGTAAATCAATGGAAGCTTGGAAACAAGCTTTCTTAGCTATGGATAAGGTTCAAGTCTTCAGTATGGAGGACGGTGTAATCCATGCTGAGCGTTTTGCGGATTACTATAAGAAAGACAATTATAATGTTGCCTTCTTTGGTAATCCGGAAGGTCATTTGTTAGCAATAACAGATGAGAACGGAATGAAACGTACACCGGAACTTGCTCCTTCCCAAAAAGCTTGGGACTGGAGAATTTTACAGTTCTTCCACGAAACTAAAGGAAGAATTTCAACACAACATTGTCAATATGTTGTGTAATGTATTATTGTTTGTTCAGAGAGGAGAAAACTATGAACAAGAAATTAAATCGTACATATATTGCACAAGTAGCAAAAAAAGAAATAACTACAAAAATTGAAAATCATTTTCGTGGTAATTTTAATGGTTCAGAGGTTGATAGAGCAGTAGCTCTTATGCCTGAAATTTTGAAGGAAGACCAACAAATTGGTATTTCCTTTGTAAAAAATATTGTGGAGGCTCTCAATAAAATGAATGAGAACTCCAAATGGGATAGCGGATGTGGTAGCTTTATGGCTACTGCAGAAGTAGATCCTGTATTGAAAATCTCTGCAACTCGTTTGGTCGCAGAGGGAGAAATTGGTGTATCTAACGCCAAATTTACTCGTACGCTAAGAAAGTGTGGTTATCGCACTATCGATGTGTACGGTAACGAAAGCTCTCCTGAAGTTAAGGAGATGCTTATTAATGCTAAGTCTGATAAGGAATTATTGGATTTGGTGTTGACTTTAGAAGTTGGGATTAAGGCGGAAGGTATCCGCTTCCCACATGCTGGCGAGTCATATAAAGCTGTGATTCGTCCAGCACAGTATTTCATTAATCTATTAAAAGATAGATATGATGAATATGTTGAAGATGCTATGAAATATTTAGCATCTAAAGGTGTTGTTAAAAACCTTGAAAAGTTAGCTCAAGGTTTAGTAGATGCAGCAATCGACGAATTGAAGATGATTCCTATCAGTGGTTTTGTGTGTACTGGTAGTGAATTTTTCAAGATGTCTCAGGGTGGATCTGACCACGACACCGACAAGCATTTATGGTTGGTCGGTGAAGATGCTGACCTATATGATGGCAAAGTCCATTATATGGTCGGCATCAAGTCTGAGACTGCTGTTCAAGGTTTACTTGAAGCCAGCAGTTATGCAGACTTCATTGAGTCGGTATTTGTGTCTGGTTTAACAGACATGAATGTCGGAAAATACGTGAACAAGTCTTCTCTTGTTCTTGAAATTGTCGGTACTCGTGGTACCGAAGTGTTTGCTAAATCTTGTGATATCGTTCGCAAGAATTTAGAAGCCAAAGTTGATATGTCTAAAAAAGCATATCAACGTCATTTCAACGTTGGAGACATTCATGAAGATGAATGCTCTAATGATATTGTTATCGCTTTATACGAAGAGTTTTTAAACTCTGACATGAGCAATGAATCTATTCTTAATTATTTTGTGGATATCCTTATTATAGCTCCGAGCTTAATTGGACATATTATCGATATGGCAAAAGCTGGCCCTGGTACAGCTTTTGATCCTATTGGTGAAATGTTAAAAGGTATCCACAGCATGCGTAGAAAACAATATGCTTGCATAGAATTGGATATCGAAAATGGCATACTTAATTTAAGTGATGCTGTTAAAGTTGGACGTGAATTTTTGAGAGGAGAAAAATAAAATGAAAATTCAAAACAACAAACAACAACAAATTAAAAGTTTAGGTATTGACTCTGGTCTTTATCAAATCCAGAATGAAGTTGCACAAGTAGCTCTTGAACAACTTAAAGCTACTGTAGATGCTTACGGCATCAATTTAAAGAAAGAGACTAGTACTGCTAAAGGCATTACTGGTTACATTAACGAACTCATTGAAGACATTCGCAAGTCTTCAAATGAGAATATCAAGGGAGAGCTAATGAGCTCTCCTATGAGCAAAATTACGAATTATGTTCGCAACATGCTTATCTGGGGCATGGATATTAATCCAGATAAAACTAATGTTTACGAAGAAGCTCGTAAACAAGGTTTTATTTATGGGTCTGTTTGTCTTAAGAAGGATCTAGTGCATTATGCATGGGATCATGCTTCTGAAGAGAAACAATTAGAGTCCTTGCGAGTTGTTGAAGTGACTCCAAGATTCAAAGGAGCAGCAGATGTATATCATCCTGCTACAGGCCTTAATGACGAAGAAGGCGAATATGTCTTCTTCAACAAAGGCCTTTCTTCTGACGAATATCTCTTCTGTGACCCTACAGTAAACGGGTCCTATGAACTATTCGTCAGAGAAAACGGGTCACTATATATTATAGTAACTCCTTTGGATGGTATGGAATTAGACCGTCCTAAAAAGCAGCTATTAGTAAAATCTAATGATTTTGCTAACGCTGCTTCTAAAGTAGCTGTAGCTCAAGGATTTAGAAAAGAATTAAGCGAAGGTGAAGTTCTTCGTTATGATGAATTTGTCTTGATGGAAGGCTCTGTAGCTAAATCTATTAAGGCAAGGGGTCTAGATGGGAAAGCTCCATCTGACGGCATCTATGTTAAGTCCTTGAAAGGTAGTGGATATACACAATTATGTGGTGTATCTATTATCAAAGAAATCCGTGACATGATTATTGATTGTTGCGGATCTGTTAAGGTTAAAGTATGTATTGACAATATGTGCTTTAACCAATTTGAGAAGAACGGTAAAGAAATCAAATCTGTGGCTATGATGCTTACAGTATTAGATTAATTTACCCTTCGGGTCCTCCTCTCTAGCATTATTCAAAGAAGTTGCTTAGTAGAGCGAGGGCCCAATAGTTCTACTTATACAAGATTTCTAAGAGAAATTTCCTAACGGAAATTATCCCTGCCGGGGGCCTCCTGACGGAGAGTCCCCTGCGGGGCAAGTCCTATATAAGTATATTGTTGTTTGTTAGTATTTGGCACTCCGTGCCGAAATTATTTATGAGGGTATTTTATCCCTCTGTACTTTATTTTATTCATAGAAGGAGAAAAAAGCTATGAAAACTATTAAGGCTACTATGCCATTACAAGCAAATCAAAATTCTTGGGCAGTACAAATGTCTGCCAATGCGTCTAAAGATGAAAAGGTTGTAAAAGACTTTATTCGTCATCCTCTCTTCAAGGATTTCTTCATTCGTGAGGCAGGAGTATTTGCTCCAGAAACCGAATGTTACAGATTTTCTGTCCCTGGCCATAATGACATGGAGGTATCCGTTATCCGGAGCTCTATGACTTATGGCGGGGACGAAGGTTTGTTCGAGCTAGCTATGCTTAGAGATGATAAGTGTTGTTACGACACACCTATCACTGACGATGTGCGTGGCTGGTTAGAAGTTGAAGATGTATTGGATATCTTAGAAGATGTTCAACGCATCTATAGAGAGGCATAATTATCATGCCTCTTAAAAATATTGAATTACGCCACGGGAGTCGATATGACTCCTGGGTATGGCGTATCGTAATCCCAGCTGATAAAAAAATGGCATACCGCCCGAAACTATGCTGGGTGAACAAAAAACCTTTTACGACGGGAGAAGTATTATATTTCTACCACGTAAAAGGTGATTTTCCTTTTAAGGAGGAGCGGTGCTATTTAAGCTCATCTTTGGAGGAATTAATTGCCGTAGCTAAGAAATATAAACGTTATGGCGATTTTGATAACGATGTATTTAGTTTTATATACGAAGGCGAAAATATTCGCCATTATTGTCGGTAGGAGGATATATGAGATTTATATTCTTCGGGGAGATATTCCCCGACCAAATTATCGATGTACCCAGTTGGGAAAAAGCTTTGGAATACATCGAGGAAAAATATTACCATGACGATATTGTTTCGGTAAATGAAGGTACATTAGACGGTGAGTTCGCTGTTAAGATTACTGCCTGGGCAGATATTAGTAGCGACGACGATGAAGACTGTATTAGTTATGAACGTCGGCCGATGTATTTATGCACAGAGCATTCTTATTGTAAATTATCTCCAGAGACTATTAAATTATTAACTGGAGAATAGCCCCACCGGGGCTAAATCTTCTATGGGGATACTATGTCGACATTTACGGCATAGTACTCCTGTTGAAGTTCTCTGGCACTCCGTGCCGAAATTATTCACGAGGCAATCTGTCCTCATATTCTGTTATTCTACGTAGAAGGAGAAAAATCATGTTCGTAGAAGCTATTTATAATTACACTTTAATATCTCCAGTAGGAAAATTTATTTCTGTTCAATCCACAGATGGCATCTTTGGCGTTCTAAAAGAACATCAAGGTTTCCAATTTATTAGTCGTACAATACTAGGATATCGTTCCTGTGGTATGGCTGATTAATGGAGGTACATCATGTTACAACGTAATTTTATTCAATGGTTAAATAATTTTTATGCGGAATATCCTGTAACATTCCGCGTGTTCTGGTTCTTAGTGGGCTGGACTGTAGGCAGTGCTGTCAAAATGGCAGTATTACAACATCGCTTGAATAAGCGATAAAGCTTTGTAATGATTTCGCTGGAGGGTTAACTTCTGAAGTTTCCCCTCCGGGGCGAAATCTCCTGTGACCTCTTCTTATTAGCTAGGTCATATTTTATTTTCATATAAAGCTTTATATGGAATGCTATGAGGTGTATGTTAATGTACTCATAATACCTCCCTTTAATAGATGCTTAACAATCTGATATGCATCTCATAGCATTCGATATAAGGTTTTATAACCTTTACGGAAGTAGACGGGCTCCGCCCCGAAATCTTTCATGGGGCCTTTTGTGTGGAGGTCCCTTTCATACTTTTTCTCCTCTTCTTCCGCGGTGAAGACTGCGGGAGATATGAGCATTAGATAAGCATTGACCTATCTAATGTTGATATCTCTTGCAAGTGTGTGCAAGAGGAGATTTTATTTTCATCCCGAGAAGCTCAGTCGGGATACTTTTATTTAAGAAGGAGGACTATCATGTCTACTCAAAAAAAATTCGCTAATGTTGTTTCTTATGTTTTTGGCTCTAATGCTAACGGTTTCGCTAACATGAAATCTGCAGTTGTTGCAGGTGTTAATGGTGTTCGTGACACCAAACCTACACGCATGGAAGTTGCAGGAGCATCTTACGTAGGTATGGGTGCTAACGCATTGGCTCAAGAAGTTGAGTTATTTGCTAATAAATCTGTGAACTATGGTCAGTTTACAGGTGAAATTGTAACCAGTGATGCGGTTGCAATTCGTTGTTATTCTATCATGAAAGGCTTAAAAGATGGCTTGACACCTGCTAAGGTTGCTGACCATGTGATGAAAGAAGCCGACTCTGCAGAAGACCGCGAACAATTTAAACGTCTTGCATTAGCATTGAAAGATGCTCAACAACAAAACGTTCGCTTACGCATCAGCCGTTTGTCTCAAGAACATTCCTATGCATTGGAAGTGCCAGAAGGCGTAGAACTCCAAGCTGGCGACGTTGTTAAGTTTAACCGTGGTGTATCCGAAGACGGTGTCAAATTGGCATTCGGCGTTCAAAGCTCCTATGCATATGAAATCGCTGAAGTTAATGGTGAACTTAAGGCTTTACGCCCTAAGAACACACCTAATGCAAAACATCGCATGGCGTGCATTAACAGCACATTAAATCTCATTCGTGAGATTAAGGCTGAAGAAGTGTCTGCAGAAGACCTTATCTAACATTGGGGGCATTAGCCCCCTTTATTTTTATTAATAAAGAGGAGGCCCACAATGGCAACTTTTAATCTTAAACACGCAAATCCTGAAGTTATCGCTTACATGAGCGAAAAAATTCAGGTAGAATATCAAGGCTCTGTTGAAGAAATCGACGGAGGCATTAAAGTCGAAGTTAGTGATGAACATCTTAAAGATATCACTGACGCATTCAGTCGCGTTAAACGCAATACAATGGTTTCAGGCTGGACCAAAACAGCCACAAAATTCGTTGGCCGTCAAACCAACACTATTAAAGATGCGGGCATCGGTGCCGTAGGCCTAGGTGCTAAAGGTCTATTCGGAGGTTTGAAGAAAGTATCCGAATTGGCTATGGGTGCCACTAGTGTTATTATTAATGAAGGCAAAGAAGCTTGGAAGGAAGCTAGCGTAAGCGACGAACTTCGTAGCTTGAAGAAATCCTTCGGCTCTACTGGTAATGATACTGAAGGCATTGAAATTATTAAAGATGAAGCTCCTACAGTAGAAAATACTGCTGGTGCTGAAGCTTAATAATTTTACCGACGCTTGCTATTATCGTCATTAAATATTAATAGCATATAGCCCTAGTTGTCGAGGGCGAGTGGGACGACAACCTTATTCCGACCCTTAAAAGATGTTCTTGGTCGGGCTAATAAGATATGAACATCTAAGGTTTATAAGCGGGCGATGTCTGACGCTTATAATCTCAAATGCAGACATCGAAATAGGGTTTAGTCTAGAGGGGCAGGGTTTGCTCTCCTAGGCTAAACCTTTATTTTTTCTTATGTTGAATATACATTTAGGTGATACTGTCGTTACAGCGTTAGCTAAATGTATATTTTTTTATAATTCGCGAAAAGCATACCACCTGAGTACATATGGCGTAATTCGGGTGTTAGCTTTAGCGAAAGTCCATTTTTTTTGGACACTTTTGGCAGGGGCTAATTTTTTTAGTGACTGCTTTTTTTTATCGGAACGATTACGTTTCCGATCGCCAAGAATTGTTAAGGAGCGAGCGTCAGCGAGCAACGATGTTTTAATTTTATATATAGTAAGCCCGAGCGAAGCGAGGGCGTATATATGTATTCTCTGTGTACTCTCTTCTAAGAGAGTAGTTGTGTATTTAGTATTTGTATAAGGCGAAGCGAACGAAGTGAGCGGAGCCGTATATATTCTTTGTTTACTTTCTTCTTAAGAAAGTAAGTATTGTATTATTTATTAGTATTTAAGTTCTCTGCTATCTCTCTTGTAAAGAGAGTAGTTATGTTATCAGTATTTTATATGTATATATTCTCTGTTATCTCTCTTCTCAAGAGAGTAATTTAGTTATTTATATATATGTATCATAATAGTATTAACGCAGCGAGCGAAGCGAGCGGAGTATCTATTATGTAGTATATAGTGTATTCCCGATGAACGAGGAGCGTTAGCGACGAGTGAGTTGTAGTGTCCTAGCGTAAGCGACGATCATAAGAGTATATATAGTATATTATATATAGGGCGAGCGACCGCAGGGAGCGAGCATATATAATATTTGTCAGTGACCACAGGGAGCGAGACGAACGAAGTGAGTGAGTATATATATAATCTTATAGGAGCTAGATAGGCAATAAGGATAGGGAACGTAGTGACCGTATTTAGTATATCGTGTTATAGTATATTATATTATACTACAGTAGTATATAGTAAATACGGTGTAGATCCTTATTTACAGTAAGAAGGAAAATTCGGGCTAAAAAATCCGAGGACTGTGGCCGAGGCATTTTAAGAATTTTCCGCCCGGGAGTATTTATATCATAT